TTGACCCCGTACATCTTCATTTCATCGATGGACTTTGGTTCAGCGCTATCGGCTATGATAAGCGTCTGTGGATTCTCGAGGTTCTTAATGAACTTAGCGATATCGGCGTTGCTCATGCCTTTCTGGTATAGCTGCTCATCCAATATGTAACCACCGTCGTGGTAATACACATCCACGATGGCAGCAGGGTCCTGTGAGTAGCCGAAGTCCAAACCGCGCCGTTCTAATCGGGCAGTATGCGGTATCTCCTCGAGGTCTACTTTCCAATCCTTGTATATCTTGCCCTCGAGCTCGCCACGCTTACCCTCCCCATAGACCTTGAACCAGTTGCGGTTAGCCCGTCTGCTCTCGATTTCGTCTATGATGGCAGCCTCCAGCGCATCGTTGTCCTTATACGTCAGGATCACGAACTCGCTGTTCTCCGTCTTGGTAGTCATCGCGTCCTCGTTCTCGACGTAATCCTCATACATGTAGAAGTCGTTGGTCGGGTTCCAGTCGGCAAAGGCGAACTCACGGGTACGAAGCAGTAGTTGTTCCCATGACTCACGCGGGATGTTGTTGGCCTCGTTGACGAACAGCCTGTCGCGCCTCGGTCCGCGCACCTTGCTTGGTTGGTCGGCACTGAAGAACTCGAGCTTACTGCCCGTTTCAAAGGTATAGGTGTAGTCGCTACGGTTCCACAGGTCATCATTGTAATACCCGTGAGCCTGCATGATGTTTAAGAAGTCACGCATCGCTCCACGCTTCAGGTGTGGCAGGGTCTCACTGACGACGCTGGTCAGGGTCGGTGTCTTATCTGACTGCGCCATGTTGATGAGTATGAGTAGGATTGATATAGTCTTGCCTGCACTAGTGCCTCCAGGAACTAGGCGGATACGCTTCTTCATCTTCATAAGCTTGTAGGTGCCAGGTGTTGCGGTGAATCTCATCTACAGCCCTTTTTACAGAATCCCTTTACCGCATCATGCTTGCAGAACTCCATCGGGGCGTCGCCTGTGACTTGAACGGCCGCAAGTCGTGCGGGTACCGTTGAGACTGGTCCTGTATCGTAATATCTGTGGGTGCCTTTGGAGGTCTGAACTGTGTGTGAGACATATGGATCCTCTAGTAACGTAGTCGCCGCGTAGTGTCTGTCCAACAAATCATTCACAAGCTTGCTCTTTTCCGTCTCATTATCGAACCGCTCGTCATGTATATACAAAAGGTATTTTTTGGCCATGTATATACAATATCGCAGGGTGCATGTATATACAAACTACTCAGTCGGCGTATAACCACCAAGTATCGGGGTAGGCAGATCCTTGCCGTTGGTGGTGTGGTCTATCTTGTCGCCGTACTTCTTAGGCTTGAGCTTGGAGGATACCCATTTGCGTGTATCAATAATCAATCGAGCCCTGTTAACGTCGATGGAGCCATCCCGTGCAATCTCATCCATCTCATCAGCAAATACATCAGCCTGTTGTTCCTTAGCTATCTCGTATTTGTTGCGAAAGTCATCATGTCTCAACAGCCAGCGATGGACATTAGTACGCTCAGGCATCCTGTCGTCATCTCTAGTGATATGCAATAAACTCTCGCCGTTTGCAATCCTTGTGCAGATTTCTTCGGCGATCTCATCGCTGTACTTTGTGGGTCTACCAATCTTTGCCATGTTTATTCCACAATAACATATTCATTCTATCCACACCTACTTCTAAGATGATAGACTCGACACGCTTGAGCCTATCCTCGGCTCTTTGAACGTGGTCGTGATAGCCCAATCGCTTAAACATCCTGATGTCGGACTTGAGCATGATAATAAACTTCTGGGTCGGTGCCCATGTATTACCCCAAGGCCTAGATATCTTACCTCTATTGAGGTGGCTCATTGATCTACCGCCATCAGAACTCAATCATAAAACGATACATCTTTTTACTCATGGGTCACCTCTCTTAATCCTGACAATGAGGCATTTGCATACTGAAGCTTTAGATTATCAATCCCTGCCTTAACAACCGTATCCGTGAGATGTACTCCTCTTTGTATGTACATGTCGGTATATATCTTAAGGTTATCGTCTAATTGTTTGAGGCCTTTCAATAGCTGATGGGCTAATTCGTTCTCACTCATGGGGTACCTCTGTTAACCATATGCGGTATTGATTGTGGGGTACTAGACTGTCTATTACGTCAATGCCCAGTAACTTCTCTACCTGTGGTGCCTGTATCTCTGATTCTTTTTCTAGGTCCATGCTGATGACATGCAGTCGGATATCAAGGTCACTCGCTAGTTTTCTCAGTTTCATTATTCGTTCTATATCACTCATGCTTCTGTCCCCTCCTCTACTTGGCTGGATAGCTCGTCCTTGCCTATTGGTTTATGTGTATCCGTAGCCACCATCATGCTTGGTCTCTTTCAATATCAACCGCAACATTACGCTCAAGTGCCTCTAAGTCGATGAAATCATCGTCTGGGTTGCCCTCGGTGTCATAGCGGCTTGTGAATTTCATAGGCGCGTCATTACCGTTCTTGCGGTCATTCCATGCCTCGTACTCGGGTATCGCCCGTAAGAAGCGCGAGACAAAAGCTTCTAACGTCAACCAGTCCGAGAACTCGCCTACACCCATAGGTGCTTTAGCGAACGCTGGACTGATTGCCTCATTGAACTTATCCAGCACTTTCTCCAGATTATCAGGTCTGTGGTACGGGCTTTGCTGCACTGCGTACTTTGCAATCGTACCCATCAGCTGACTTTTAGTGACGTAAATCATTTCCCTGCTCCTGTCTCTGGTTCTCCTGAGAGGGTACCTAAATCATCTCTGGCCGATAATCCCCTTACTTCACGCCTCAATACATGTAATCCGTGGCGTATACCATCGCAGTGCAACCTAGTATGTAGGTTAGCGTCAAATTCATTAATCTTTTTAAAATCTGCATCTGTTGGTGGTGTAAAAACATCTTCGGGGTATATATCAGATAGCAGGTGTTTAATTTGTTCATCCAACCATTCAATCCGTGCTTCCCGTTCCCTCTGTGATATGAGGGCTTCGATGGCGGCTTTGGCCTTTTCTAGGCTTTCAGTCTTTACCGCATGGCACCACTCCATATTTAGCAGGATGGCCTCTATAACCTTTCCTTCACTGAAGTCAGTGGTGTATAGACTGGGTTTACTCGGGTCTATTGGGCTTATAGTGCCATCGTCATTTACCTTGATGTTCTTGTTCTCGTCTATCTCGTTACCGTTACTCATAGCGTTGAATACCAGACTGCCATAGCGTATGCTCCAGCATTAGCAAAGCCAGCCCAGATACCCCAGAAATAGGTGCATAACGCAACATTCCCTAAGATTAACAAGGCCATTGTAATCCGTTTGATGTCTTTACTCATTGGACGTATCCCCATTCTTAGCGAGCGGACAAGCGTTCAGATGCTCAGTGATTAATCCGCAGTTTATACAGTTTACTGCCATATTCTTTATGCCTCCCCCTCCGACTTAGGTGCTGGATGTTGCGCCCGTAATTCTTCCAATCGCCCGTACCAGTTCTCGCTCATCCGCATCAGGTCAAGTACAGGTGTAATCAGTTCGTGCTTCTTCTGGTCTGCTAGGTATGCAATAACTTGCTCTATGGTTTTCTGCTGTTCACTTTGGATATAGAACTCATCCCTATACATTGTCTGTGCCCTCCTTTGATATGGGTGTAGCCTCCCCATAGACTTGTATGTCACGTTTGACTAATCCATGTTTTATGGCTTTCAGGTTTTCTTTGTAGCTTTTATCAATCTGATTTAGTGCTGATTCGTATTGGTTCAGGTTCGCCAGTGCAGCCGTCTTAAGTATGCCTGTGAAGTTTTCTTCTATAAATTCGCGTTCTTCTTGTAGCTTATTCATTATCTGTATTCCCCTCTACCCGACCGAACTGCTCGGATGCTTGCTTTGTAATCTTGTCAAACTGTTCCCAGCTATCGAATCCACGAGGGCATGGTGTCATTATCTTGAGTGCCGCTATGTCACCCTCTAAATGGTCGATTTCGTCAAGCAAGACCTCTACCAGATTGTATAGTTCGTCAAGCGTTGCTCCACCGCCTGTCCGCAATTCACCTGCAAGCTGTTGTCTAAATTCTTCTAGATACTTACCCATTAATGTCATCCCCCTTAACAAATCCGTGGCATACAGGACACCACGACTCGGGTGCTGCCAGTTGTGTGCCGACTATCGTGGTGTTGTCCGTACGCTTGGGGTACTTCACCTCACAGAGGTATTTATTGCTTCGTGTGTTTAGGAAGTGTTTCATGATTCATCCCCTATCTGAACCATCAACCGCTTCTCCATAGCAAGCGCCCGTACTTCCTCCAGGTGCTGGAGACACTGTTCGTAGCGTTCCTGGTCTATGGGGTTCTTGAAGGACTTACGACGGCTCACCGTGCCTCCTACGCGTCCTGCTGCCGATGCCAGCTCACGGTTCAGGGCAAAGCCTTTGCGTCCTCGTTTGCTACCACCCATTTGGCCGATACGCTGGTAGTAATCCTTACCGTATAGTTTGTACATCTTCTTAGAAGCCTTTAGGCCTCCACCGGGTACTCCTGCCATGTCTTACCTCCATTAATTGTTTGCTTATGTTAATAGTGTATCACAGCTATTTGACAATTTCATTGTTCTTAAGCATCCAGAAAAAAAGACGTGCTGGCGCTCTTCCAGCTCTAGCCTTGTTTGCAAGCTCCATGAATCTGTTATAGCCAAGCTCTTTATACCTCTTAACATAAAAAGGCTTATATTCATCGTCGGGTATGATGTCTATCAAATTTATGAAGACATCAGCTACAGTTACTGTACTGTTACTGTTATTTACCAAAGGTAAATTACTGTTACTGTATTTAGATTCAATAGTAGAAACATGTTGCACTTGACACTCCGAGCTGGCAACTGGTAAGATTAGGGTATCTAGAAGACACCCGGCACTAACCCTGCCGGGATTTTATTTTATTGGTTCGGTTTAGGTGAGTACTCCACCCTGGCCTGGTAGTGTCTTTATCTAGAAGACAATACTTAACTTTAAGTATAAGAATAAACCCCATCAATTACAAGCTCGTGTTGTTTATAAATCTGTGCACAAACTGTGCATAGTCCCGACCAGCACATCTCTCAGCCCAATGCCTACTCAGATTACGGGTCTTACGATACGGAGGTTTCCGAGCGTTGAACGCCTGCCCTATGCATGGTCGGGTGTAGGCTGCTGGCTGTTGTCCCGGTAGGGTCTACGTAGAATTGTAGAATATCCGTTTCCGCTGAGGCGTTCCCTTGCGACAATAGGGGCTACTGAGCTGGAACGCCGCTAAGTCTAAGGCCAGTCGCGGATGCACATATCTGCCTACTGGCTTATTGTAGCAAGTGGTATAGTAGGCTCATAAACTAAAGTAGGAGACATACAATGTC